AGTGTGGTCAGCCAGAAGGTCTCCAGATCGATCACCTGGGCCTGCGTCATCAGCAACTGCACGCCGATGAAGCGGATCGGCTTGGTGAACCGGCGCCGAATCTTGGCCGGCCCGGTGTCCATCTGGGATTCCAGCGTCTGGTCCTGAAACCGCTCTTGAAAGCCGCCCTCTTGGACAAAGGCCGGCAGGGAAGTAGGCCATGCGGGCATTTATTTCCTCGCCACGGAGCGCGCCACTCCGAAGTTGCTATACATCTCGGTGTCAAGCTCGCCGCTGCGCACGACGCGGCGCACCTCGTCGCGCACCATCACCTGCAGCACGCGGCGGTTGTCCGGGCCACGTGACTGCGCCACCTTGACCTCCGGTGCGCTGGGATTCGAGCGCATGTCGTTGATCACCACCTGCATGTCGCCACCGCCGCCGCCGGCCACCACGCCGAGCGAGCCGTCGCGGCCGCGTTTGAGCGGCATGATGGCTTCGGGGCCGGCCTCGCCCATCAGGCCAAGCGCGCCACCGCCCGCGAACGCAAAAAGCGTGGGGCTGCTGACGATGCTGTTGGTGAACGCGCCGCCGCTGGCAAAGCGCGGCACCCCGCCGATGAAGGCGCCCCCGTTTGCGGCCTGATAGCTGATGCCTGCAGCATTGCCCGTGCCGCCAGTGACACCGGCAGACGCGGTGCTCATGCCGTACCCAAAGAGCATCTGCACCAACTTCTGCGCGCCGATCATGGCGAGGTTCTTGAGCATCTCGACAAACGGACGGATGCCGATCTCGTAGGTGAGATCGGCGCCCATCTTGCGGATGGCCGTGCGGAAGCTGTACTCGAACTGCTTGAGGCCGGCCTTGGTGCCGTCGCCCAGGCCCTTTTCGATGCTGTCGCGGAAGGCAGATTCGATGCCATCGCCCAGGCGCTGGAACGCGCCCTGCACGTTCAGAAGCTGGCGGTTCTGCTTCTCGTAGGCAATGCTCTGCCGCTCGATCAATTCAGTGATCTGCAACTGGCGCTCGATGACCTCGGGCGGCGCGCCGGCTGCCTCAAGCTGGTTGCGCTTATCGAGCAGCGCGTTCTGCACCTTGTACTCGTCGGGCAACAGGCCCACCAACTGCTGACGCCGCTCCATGAGCTTTAGTTGCCGCTGCAGCGCTTGCTCCTGCTGGTCGTACTCGCGGGTGCGCTGGGTGGCGTCCTCGTCCCGCATGGACCGCCCGAGAGCATCCCGCTGTCCGGGGTCTGCGGTGCGCTGCGCGTCTGCAATGCGGCGGCTCAATTCAGCCTCGCGCACGGCTCCAGGGCTCATGCCATTTACAGAGCGATTGAACGCCGAGTTGCGATTGGCTGTGTCAATGATGTTGGCTGTATCGCGGGCGCGCTGAGATGCGTCCTCGTCACGCATAGACCGGCCCAGGGCAGCACGCTGATCGGGCGCCACGCTGCGCTGGGCATCGGCAACGCGACGGGCCAGCTCCGCTTCGCGCAGCGCGCCTGCGTCCATGCCGATCACCGAGCGGTTGAAGGCGGCGTTGCGGCTGGCGGCGCTGATCTGGCCGGCGGCCGTCATCTGCTCTTGCAGACCGAACTGCTGGCGCATCAGTGCGGCCTGCTCCGGGTCGCGGCGCGCTGCGATGGTGGCCTGCGATTCGTTGGCGAGGCGGCGCTGCTCGAAGGGATCGTTGACCGCACCCAACTGCGCCCGGGCCAAATCGATCTGGTCGCGCAGGTTCAGGCGCGCCTGCGCGTTGGCGAGATCGTCAGCGGCCACCTTGCTGCGGCGCAGAGCTTCCGCGTAGCGGTTGGCCCATTCCTCGGCCTTCTTGCCGCCCAGGGTGCCCAGCAGTTCGAGCTGCTTGTTGGCCTTCTCGTTGGCCGCCTCGAACTCGATCACCTCGGCCCGTGACATGCCCACCGTTTGCATCAGCTTGCGCTGCGCTTCGGTCTGGCGCTCCAGCGTGGTGATCTGATCGTTGCCCTTGAGCAGTGCCTGATCGACGCCGATGTCGATGAACTGCTGCACGCTGCCGCCGCCCTTGGTGCGGGCCTGCTCGGCTTGCTTCTGGGCCTGGGACACGATGGCCGTGCCGCCGCCGCCGCCGCCAAGCGCCTGGGCGAGCCGGCTGTCGTTCAGATCGCGCTTGGCTTTCTCCAGCACGCTTGCAAGGTCCATCAACTCGGCCTTGGCGTTGGCGGCCTGCCGGCGCAAGGCGGGCAGCAGGCCGGCATCTCCCGGCAGCGCGGCGCCGGTCTTGATCCGAATCTCGATGTTGCCGATAGCGTCCTGCAACGCCAGGGCATCGTCCTTGGCCTTCTTGAGCTTCTTTTGGTAGTCGTCGTATTCGTTGCCGCCGAGTTCCACCGTGCGCTTGATGCCAGCAAAAGCGAGGCGTTTTTCCTCCTCCTCGTTGGCTTGGCTCACCTGCGCCATCTCGCTGGCGCCCTGCGACTGCAACCGTGCAATCTGGGCATCGAGCGAGGCCCGCTTGCGCTCACCTTCGCGCCCGGGCAGGTTGTCGACGCGATCCCGCTGCGCCTGCAACCCCGCGATGCGCGATCCCAGGTTTTCCGGCTGCAGCGCGTTGTTGGACTTGTTGACAAGGTCGGTGAAGAAGTCGGTGACCCCCACCACGAACCCCGATGCGTTCCACTTCTTGCCCAGGGTGGCCAGCAACTGATCCCAAGCGTCCGCGCTGCGCTGGTTGGCGCGCTCGACGGTGTCCGGCAGCTTGGCAAACTCCTCGCTGGCTTTGGCGCTGGCCTTGATCAGCGCCTGGAACACCTTGTCGCTGGACAACTCGCCGGCCGCGCCCATCTGGCGAAGTTGGCCGATGCCCACGCCCAGGTTGTCGGCAATGGCCTTGGCCAGCGCCGGCATGTTCTCCATGATCGAGCGCAACTCGTCGCCGTTGAGGCGGCCGGCAGCCAGCGCCTGGGACAACTGCAGCATGCCGCTGCCAATCTCACCCTTCGACGCACCGGACACCGCGCCCAGCTTCTGCACGGTGTCGGTCAACTGCATGATCTGCATGCGCGAGGCGCCCAGCGCTTCGCCGTTGCGCGCCACGCGCAGGAACGCATCCGCCGTGTCACGGAAGCCCAGGCCGGTTTTCTGCGTGGAGTCGTACAGGGCATTCATCGTCTGCGTTGCAGCGCCTGCAGAGCCCAAGGCGTTGCGCATGCGCGACTCAAACAGGCCCATCTGGTCCTGCGCGGCGGCAAACGGCGCGGCCATGTTCTTCATGGCCATCGTCACGCCAGCGATGATCGCCGGGACCGCAATCAGGCCCACGCCCACGGGACCGATGGCAGCCGCCATCCGGCCCAAGGCGCCCGTGGCGGCGTTGAGGCCCCCAACGAGGCCGCCTTGGCCCTGCATGACGCCGGCCAGGGCCTGCAGATCGGCTTGGTGCATGCGCAGCGTGCCGGCCATCTGACCCATCTGCTGGGCCATGCCCTGGGCGCCTTGAGCGGTGGCGCTCTGCGCCCGTTGGGCCGCGCCGCCCATCTGGTTCAGCGCCTGGGCGGCCTGCTGCGCAGCGGTGGCAGTCTGCTGCAGCGGCTGCGTGTTGATCTGGAACCCGAGATTGAACATGCTAGACATGCGTCGCCCCTTCGTTTGCGCCAGCCGCCACTTCGAGGAACGCTTCGTCCAGCGCCCGCACGGCTTCAGCCTCCCACGGGTCCAGAGGCGATCCCGTCAAGCGGCAGAAGGCGTCCATCTCGGACCATGTGATCGGATTCGGCCCCCAGCCGTTGGATGTGCGCGCCCGGTGCAACGACAGGAACGTCCGCCACAGGTAGCGCATCTCTCGCGGCAGCTTGGGGGAGTCTTCATTGACCGTGCGGCCGGTCATGCGCGCCACCACCGCGAGATGGTCGGCCACCGTCGCCTTGCCGACCTGCTGCACCATGCTGAACTGGTGCTTGGCGAACTCGATCAGGCCCGCGACGAGGCCGGAATAAAATTCGCCCGGTTGGAGATAAAGGCTTCCACCTGCTCGCGCACTACCGGGTAGGCACCGTAGAGCTTGCGCACGTTGTCCTCGGTGAAAGCGATCTCCACACCCTCGG